TCATGGCCTATACCGCTCTGACCGTGCTTACGGCCGATCGCGACGGCATATCGATCGCCGATGCTGCGCTGACCGATGCGGTTGCCGGCGGGCACAAGTTCGTCAACGACGGACAGACCGTGCTGTATCTGCAGAATACGAACGGCGCCGCCCGTACGGTGACCGTGCAGACTGCGATCGCGGTCGACACGCTCGTGTACAACCAATCCGACGGTACGGTTCTCGTCGATTACAGCGCTACGGCTGGCGTCAAGGTCGCGGCCGTCAAGATCCCCAAGGAGATGATCTCGTAATGGCGGCACCTCTGACGTCGACTCTGGCGCGCAAGTGGAAGATCGACATTCTGACCACGGGCCCAAGCACGTACAGCGTGGTCAAGGGCATCGCCGAGTGCAAGGCCGATCTGTTCGCTGCGAGCGTCGAGGACGACGACGCGTACGACGACGAGGGTTGGGGCTCGGGTACCAAGACCAAACTGGCTTGGTCCGTTGAGCTCAAGATGATCCGGAAGCGCACGGCCGGCACCACCACGTACGACACGGGGCAAGAGAAGCTACGTACGCACGCTCGCGCGTTCGGCGACGGCGGCGTGGCGCAGGTGCGCATCTACGATCGCGACGGCGGCAGCGAGGCTTACGGCGGCTACGCCGAGGTGTCGTGGTCAGCCGAGGGCGGCAAGACGAGCGACCTCGAAACGGTCACCGTGACGCTGACCGGCAAGGGTGCGCTGACCGACATCGAGAACCCCGACGCCGAGTCGGGTAGCTAGGCAGCGTGAGGGATGGGCTTCCGCGATCTCGACGAACTGCTTGACGACGGCTTGCCGTTGCCGATCAGTGGCAAGATCTACCGCATTCCGCCGGCTGATGCCGAGCTCGGCCTGTGGTGCCAGCGCCTCATCTCGCTTGGCATGGCCGTTCAGATGGGCGAGACGCTACCCGAGGGCGCGCCGCCGCTGACGCTCGATGACGACGACGAGAACGCGCTCTATCGGCGCTTGCTCGGCTCGCGCCAGAACGCCGAGGGCGAGTGGGTCGGCGGCGTGTTCGACGAACTCATTGCCGATGGCGTCAATTGGGAGCGAATCAAGATCGTCGGACAGACGGCGATGTTCTGGGTCGGCGCCGGCCGCGAGCTCGCCGAGGCTTTCTGGAACGCAGGTGGTGACCCGGAAGCGTTCCCCCCGCGGCGTCGGCCGTCGAAAGCATCGACGCGTACGGCCGCGGGGAGTACGACGAAACGAGCGGGCTCTACGAGTGGTACGAGATCCCGCAAGACAGGCTCGCATCGATAGGCGCGCCATCCGTGACGTGGGAGGACATCCTGTCGCGTTGGGGCATCGTCGAGTGCGACCTACACAGCGAGTACGGGTTCGACGTCGCGGATCGAGCCGCCCTGCGGGCTCGCTCGTGGCGCTGGTTACGCTGTCGGTTGATCGGCTTGTGCTTCGCAGATACGCGCCTGGCAAGGGCTCTGGCGCCGCCAGAGAGCGCACCCGGCTCGATGCCGCGACGGAGGTAACGCACGATGGCGCTCAACGTCGGCGAGCTCGTCGCACGGGTACGTACCGATAACAGCGAGCTCGAATCAGGGCTCGCCGAGGGCGAACAGAGCGCACAGGCATTCGGCGACAAATTCGGCGCGATCATGGCGGCGGCCGGCGCCGCCGCGGCGCTGGCGCTCGGGGCGGCTCTCGTTGGTGCTCTGAATCAGCAGCAAGTCGGCGGCAAGCTTGCGGCGCAGTTGGGCCAGACGAGCAAAGAGGCTGGCGCGTACGGTCGCCTCGCTGGCGAGGTATACGCCGCGGGGTTCGGCGAGAGTGTCTCGGCCGTAGGCGACGCACTCTCGGCGGTCGCCCGCTCGGGGCTGTCCGATCCGGCCAACACCGATGCGCTCAAGAGCCTTACTGAACAGGCGATGACGCTCTCGGACGTGTTCGGATACGACGTAACCGAGAGCGCTCGCGCTGCCTCGCAGATGGTTCGTACCGGTCTTGCCGCCAACGCGAAAGAGGCATTCGACGTTATCGCGTTTGGCGCGCAGAACGGCGTTGATAAAGCAGAGGATTTGCTCGATACGTTCAATGAATACTCGACGCAGTTTCGCAAGCTCGGAATTGACGCCAAGACATCGCTCGGCCTCATGTCGCAGGGGCTTAAGGCCGGCGCCCGAGATTCCGACACGGTTGCCGACTCGCTCAAGGAGTTTGCGATTCGCGCTGTCGACGGCAGTAGCACGACGGCGGACGGGTACAAGTCCCTCGGACTGAGCGCTAAGCAGATGGCGGCCGACATGTCGGCCGGCGGCGCTCGTGCCGCTACCGGACTGCAGACCGTTCTTGACAGACTGCGCGCCGTAAAGGACCCTGCCGAGCGTTCCCGTATCGCGGTCGAACTATTCGGCACGAAAGCAGAGGATCTCGGGAGTGCGCTCTATGCGCTCGATCCCCGGACTGCAATAGCCGGAATGGATAACCTCGCAGGCGCGACCGATCGCGCGGGCGAGGCGATGTACAACAACGCGTCGAGCAACCTCGAAACGTTCAAACGCAAGCTAGAAGAAGGTGCCGTCAACGTAATCGGCGGCAAAGTCATACCGGCGTTCGAGTCGTTTGTGGGCTGGCTCGGCAAGGCGGGCGATTGGATCACCAAGAACAAGGAGGGAATCGGGCCACTCCTTGTATTCCTTGGTACGTTCGCGGGAATCATTCTCGTTATCGTCGCTGCAATGAAAGTATGGGCCATCGTCACCGCGGCGTATACGGCAGTACAGATGGCGCTCAACGCCGCGATGCTGGCAAATCCCATCGGCTTGATCATTATCGCGGTAATCGCGCTCGTCGCAGCGATAGTTTGGCTTTGGTACAACTCGTCAAGCTTCCGTGATTTCTTTATCGGGCTATGGAATGGAATCAAGACTGCGGCGATGGCGGTTGCAAATTGGTTCGCTGGACCGTTCGCGAATTTCTTTGTCGGCATCTGGAACGGGATAGTAGACGGCGCCAAGAAACTTTGGATCGGACTACAGATAATTTGGGCCGGTATCGTCGATGGTTTCAATTGGCTCAAGAACGGCGCATCGAACGTGTTCAATGCGATCAAGAACGTGATCGTCGGCGCTTTCAACGGTGCGGTAGGAATGGTGAAAGGCGCGATCAACAACATGATCGGGTTGGTGAATGGAGCCATCCGAGGTATCAACGCGATCACGAGTGCAGCGAACAAGATCCCCGGAGTGAACATCGGCCAGTTGCCACAGATCCCCAAGCTCGCAGGCGGCGGCGTCGTACACCCGAGTGCCGGCGGGCGCCCGGTCATCATGGGCGACGGCGGACAGATCGAGTACGGCGTACCGCGGGACGACATGCGCGCGATCATCCGCGAGGCGGTCGCGGCCGGCGCCGGCTCGGGCGGCGGCGTCCTGCGCATCGTCATCGAGGGCACGGGGTTGCTCAAGGGGTTGCGGCGTACGGCGCGCGTGCAGGGCGGCAATACGCAGACTGTGTACGTAGGGAGCTAGGGCAGTGGGCACGAGCTACCCCGCCGCGCCGCTCGGATACCGGCTTGAGATCGCGCCTGGCGCCGACCTCACGGCCGACCCGGACACCTACACGTGGCAGGACATCACGCGAGATCTGCATCTCGTCGACCCGATCGACCGCACGTTCGGTGCTGACGACGAGGCGAGCGAGACCAATAGCGGACTCACGTTCACGCTCAAGAACCCGCACGGCCGGTACACGCAAGGCAACCCCGCATCCGATCTGTGGCCGTACCTCGACGTCAACCTACCGGTGCGATTCTCGATCAATCTTGGCGATGGTTTCGGCTGGCGTCAGCGTTGCGTCTCCTACCTGGCCAGCATCGAGGATGAGTGGCCTGACGCCACCCCCAATCGCTGCCTCGCCAAGGTGGAATGCGGCGGCCGGTTCAGATGGATGGGGCAGGGGCGCGCGCTCGTCTCGGCCATCCGTCGAGACATACAGCAGCCGGTAACCGGCAAGGTGGCGTACTGGCCATTGGAGGGCGGCAGCGATACCGTCGCGCCACAGTCCGGCTTGCCGGGCGGAACGCCGATGGTCTCGGTCGGTACCGCGCCGCCCAAGTACGGCGACCGCACGGGCGCAAGCGGCTCGCAGCCTGTCGTTGCGATGCAGACAGAATCAATCTTGCGAGGCGATACCGGTCAGCCGGTCGCGACTAGTACCGGTTGGGCTCTCGGCTTTATGCTCAATGTCGACCAACTGCCAGCGACCGAGGTTATCCTCGCCAACGTCTGGACATTCGGCGGCACGATTACCGATGTCGATATCGCGCTCAACCCTGGCACGACCCACGATGAGTCGATCTATATCAAGGCCTACGGTGCCGGCGGCGTCGGGGGAGATCTCGTCGGCGCGACGCTGTACAACGACGACATCGAGAAAAACTGGCTCTGGGTGGAAGTGCGCATGATTCAGAATGGCGCAGACATCGATTGGCAGATTCTCTATGTTAAGTGGTTCGTCGATGAGAACGGCTTGGCCTCGGGTGCGAACTACACGGACAGCGGCACGATTGCCGGTCGGACACTCGGCAAGATAAACAATGTGCAGTTGGCGCCCAACGGCACGCTCGCCAACGTCGCAATGGGGCATGTCGTCGTATGGGATGGCGCCGCCAATCTCCCGCTGCAGACGATGTGGGCTGACTTTATGGCTTGGGCTGGAGAAAGCGCGACGCAGCGTATCTCTGGTATGTGTTCCGAGGCCGATATCCCGAACACCTGTCCAGACAACAGCCTCGTCTACATGGGCCCGCAGGTGGTCGGTACCGTGCTCGACAATCTGCGCAACGCGTCCAAGACCGATCACGGAATCCTTGACGACTCGCAAGGCGACGTGACGTACCGGTGCCTCGGCGATCTGTACAACCTCGCGACGTCGCTTACGATCGACGGCGCGCGCCGGCAACTGTGCATGCCGTTCGCGCCCGTACGTGACGACCAGAAACGACGCAACAGCGTGACGGCAAAGCGGCCGTCAGGCGACGGCGTTACGTACGAGGACGCGGCCGACGTCGCTGCTTGGGGACTGTTCGACTCTGACCTGTCCGTCAACACCTCGATCGAGGGTGCGCTACTTGGCCACGCACAGCGCGAGGTGGCCATCGGCAAGGCCTCACTGAAGCGGTACCCCACTGTGACGGTCGATCTGCTGCGCACACCCGAGCTCGCGCGCGACTGGCTTGCCTGCGAGCTTGGCGATCGCATCTCGATCATCAATCCGCCGCGCCAGCACACCCGAGACGCGATCGACCTGCAGATCGTCGGCGGCAAAGAGACGTTCGGGCCTGGCCGGCGGCGCTGGGTTGCCTCGATCAACTGCGGTCCGTACGCGCCGTATCGCGCGTTTGTACGGGAGGGCTCAGACAACCTCGGTCGGCGCGCTGCCGCGAGTTCGACGCTCGCGGCGGATTACGCGCCAGGGGCAACGAGCTTGAGCGTAGCGACCGCCAGCGGCGCGCTCTGGACGACGGCGGCCGGGCAGTTTCCGATGGACATCGAGGTATCGGGTATCCGGCTGATCTGTACTGGCATCAGCGGCGCCGCGAGTCCGCAGACATTCACCGTGCAGTGGCCGGCCGACGGCCCGCGCAAGCGCCTACCCTCGGGCGCGTCGGTAGACCTCTGGCATCCTGGCCTGCGGGCCCTGTACTGATCGAGGTGGCACGATGGCAGCGCCGGCCGTAGGCGAGCGGGTCAGTACGTGGTTCGACGACATGGAACGCGTGCGCGCCGAGCTCGGTTGGAAGAACGGAACGACGGTTACGGCGAGCGTGGCCAGTGCGGGCGCCGATACCGTCATGTGTTCCGTCAGCACGACGGCCATCGCTGGCGCCCGGTACCGCGTCGAGTTCAATGGCTCGGTGTTCGGATCGAGCACACCCGCCGAGGTGCACCTACACCTGCGCTGGGCCAACGGCGGCGCGATCACCACATCGAGCACAGAGATCCACAAGATCCCGATGGAGCTCCCGGTATCCGGCAAGATCTACCCGTTGACCGGGTACTCGGCGACGTTCGTCGCCGATACGACCGGACAGATTACGGCCGGCCTGACGATGAATCGCTACGGCGGCTCGGGCAACGTCTCGATCTTCTCCGACAACGGCACGAACGGGTGGAGCAAGATCGATATCTACTGCGAGAAGTTGCCGTAGGCCGGCCTGCGCTACGTTGTTGACGTGCAGTTGAATAGTCAACGGGTAGTCAACATCGGTAGGTGGCAATGCCAGCACTGGACGTAGGGCTCGACTACGCATGGGCGCCGCACCCGAGCACCGCGGCCATCCTTGGCTACGGCGCTCGGTTCGTCGCGCGGTACCTCTGTACCGACTCGGGCAAGCGGTTGCAGGCGGCCGAGCGCGATGCGTACCTCGCCGCGGGGATCGACATCATCCTCGTGCACGAGAACGAGGCCGGCGGCGCCGTCAACGGGGAAGCGCACGGACAGAGCGACGGCGCTCAAGCACTCGCGCAGGCTCGCGCGCTCGGCGCGCCGGCCGGCATGACGATCTATGCCGCGATCGACTGGAACGCCACGCCCGAACAGCAGGTAGTGATTGACGCGTACCTGCGCGGGTTTCAGGCCGGCCTCGGCACGACGTACGTCGCTGGCGCCTACGGCGGTTACTGGCCGCTCAAGCGCGCGCGCGACAACGGCGTCATCCACTACATGTGGCAAACGTACGCGTGGTCGGGCGGCAATTGGGACTCGCGCGCACAGTTGCGCCAGGTGCGCAACGGCATCACGGTTGGCGGCGCTGACTGCGACCGGAACGAACGATGGGCAGAGGCCGGCTCTTGGCTCGGTCGGAAGGGGACGAACGTGGCAGAGGGAATGCAGTACCTGTCGAGCGAGGCGCTCGATACCGTCGGCGCGCTTGCCGCGGGAGTGACGGCCGACGGCATGGCCAGCAACACATTCCCGCCTCGCCTGGTCAACTACGTCACGGACAAGGCGCCAGGTGGCGTGCCGGCGCCGGTCGGCAACAACATCGCGACGGTTCGCAACGAGCTCGACGCGGCGCGAGACGCCATCCTCGCCGAGGTGCGGGCCCGCACGGGGTTGCCCAGTCTCGACGAGACGCAGTTGCGCACGCTCGGCGACGCCATCGGCGCGCGGCTCGAAACTGGCCTCGCGCAGGCGCTCGGCGGCATGGTGGCCGGCATCGCTGACAGCGTCGCGACCGAGCTCGCGGCTCGCCTTGGGCGCGACGCGTAACAGAGGGTGATCTCGGCACGCGTATCCTCTCGGTCAGATCGACTGAGAAGGATGGGCGTGCCGAGATGCTCCCCGCGGTGCTGGCGATGGACTGGAAATCGATGGGTATCGATGAGTTGATCATCGCTGCCGGCGGCATCGCGTTTGCGCTCGCGGCCATAGGCGTGATCCTGCAGTTCTCCGGCCGTATGCTCCTGCGCATGGCCCGAGGATTGATCGGATTCTGCATCGACTCGCGCAACGTGATACGGGAACTCACCCGAGAGCAGGCCGGCCAGCCTAACGCTTTCGCTGCGTTCCAACAATTGATCATCGATGTTCACGAGATCAAGGGACAGGTGACGCCCAACGGTGGCCAGTCCCATACGACGGCCGATCGGGCGCAGCGCATCGAGCAGATGCTCGCCGAGCACATCGGCAAGCCGGCGGCGCTGGCGCACCCGGCGCCCGCGGGAGGGGACGGCTCGACATGATGGTTCGTTGGGCGTTTTGGCTCGTCGTCACGATCGGGTGGTTTCTGCTCTGGGAACTGCCCGCGGTGTTCAACCAGAGGCCAGGAGACACGCTCAGCGAGGCAGTGTGGCGCGTCCTGCGGGTGGGTGGCGATAAGCGCTCTACGTGGCTTACGTGGCTCGGGCGAGGCGCCCTGATGACGCTCCTGGCCTGGCTCTGCGTACACCTTGGGATGGGATGGTTGGCATGATCAAGACTTCTGGCCAGTTGGCACTCTGGCTCGCCGTCATCGCTGGGCTGAGCGCGATGGGCGCCGGTCTACCGTCGAGCGTTCCCGACTGGATCGACGAATGGGTTTCATGGTGCGTCGCGGCGCTGACCGTAGGTCTCGCGACCTACGTCAAGGCCTCGTCGAACGTGACGCTGCCGGCTGAGCGCGAGCTCGGCGAGCGTCTCGTGACGCGCGTCGATGGGTAACCTCATCGTCGCTGTGATGGCGTGCCGGCCGCGCCAGGCGTCAGCCGAGCGCATCGCCGAACAGGCCGGCGCCGTCGCGATCACGTATGACGACACCCTCGACTTGTGGGGCAACCGCGTCGCGGCACTGCGGCACGCGCGCGATGCGGCGCTACTGCCGGTCGATTGGTGCCTCGTGCTGCAGGATGACGTACGACTCGCGCGCGATTTCAGGGCGCGCGCGCTCGCGGCGCTGTCGTGCGAGTCCGGCCTCGTGTCGCTGTACTTTGGTCGGCGCGAATCGATGCGCCAGTGGTGGTCAGAGGCGCTCGCCGACGGTTGGTACCGGCCGCGCCCCGGCATGTCGTATCCGCAATGGGGGCAGGCGCTCGCCGTGCGCGCGAGCCACGTTCAGTCGCTGATCGGTTGGGGCAACCGGTACCGGAAGCATGGCCCGATCGCTGACGACACTCGCGTGATCAAATGGGCTCGGGCGACCGCGGTACCGATCTCGTATCTCGTGCCGTCGCTCGTCGACCACCTGCAGGTGCCATCGACGCTCAATACCAAGGAATCGCTGCCAGGGCGCCGCGCCGTGTGGTTCGCCGACGATGCGCCGCCGCTCGAACTGGCGAGCGGGTAGGCTCGACGAGGACACGCCTGAAAGCCGGTCGCAACGGCGCATCAGCACAGAACAGGGCCCCTCGGATCGAGGGGCCCTGTTCGTCGTTCGGGTGATCAGCGCTGGCATGTCGCGCAGAGCGGCTCGCCAGGCGCGCAGGTGCCGGTACCGCAGACGCAGCACGGGCGCAGGGGCAGCCTGACTACCTGGCGCGCGGTCGCGGGGTAGCGCTCATTCAGGTCTCGCGCGTTGAGCTCGGCGCCGCGCGCCGCGAGCCGGTAGACCTTGCCGAGGTCGGTACCGGCGTGCCGCTCAGCCATCGAGCTCCACCACGCGGCCTCATCGAGATAGGACGCCGCGCGACCGGTGATGTTGCCCAACGCCAGCGCGCCGCGCGCGTCGAGGATGGCCTGGTACCCGGCGAACAGCACGTCGTTCGACTCGGCGAGCTCGGAATCCGCCGGCGGCTCGGTGCGATCGGGTGCGGGGGTGAGCATCGCCGCGGCGATCGTCGTTGCGAGCGTCTCGCGCCGGTACGCGAGCTCGGCCGAGCCGTCCGACATCGGCGGCGCCTGCACAACCGGGCCCGGCGTGACGATCTCGCTGGCCAGCACGATCGAGCAGTGCGCCGGCCACGACGTACGACGATCGGAATCGCCAGGGATGGACAGCGAAACGATCGGGATCCCGCGCCCGTTGTCCCTGATCGCCGTTACGCGCCAGGTGTCGAGACTCTGCTTGCTGCCGGGACCGGAGTTGACGTGCTTGATCAGATCGTCAACGTGGATCGGGCGGCCGTTGGCGTCGCGAGCGTCGACCTCGGCGGCCGGCGCCGGCTCGATCGTCGGCGCGTCATTGATGTCGCTGTACTGCGCGATCTCGGCGTTGCACTCGGCGCAGGGAGTGTGCTTGGCGTACCACCCGTGGTCGTCGCACCAACGCGGTTCGCTGTGAATGCTGCCGATGCCGTCCGTGTCGCGGCAACTGTCGATCTTGGCGATGAAGTAGGCCTCGGTGATCGGGTGGCCGTTGACCGTGTGCGCCGTGACATCGCGGAGCGTGGCGAGTGCGCCATCGAGCGAGAGCAGACCCTTGCTGGTCAGTTCCGGCTTGCTCTCGCGCCAGGTACCCGGCACGCGACGCGAGACGATGAAGCCGTATTTGTGCAGTTGGCCATACGCCCATCCCGCGTTACCGGTCCACTGGCCGGCGGCGTTGAGCAGGATCGCGCTACCGCCACCGTCGAAACCGATCCGACCGTGCCGGACGGCCGCGGCAACCATGATCAACGAATCGCTGTGCTTGCTCCGGAGCAGGTAGTTGCTGGCTTTCGTCTCGTACGACGGCTTGCGCATTTGGGGCTCCCTTGTGCGTGTGAACGGGTGAGACTCGATCGTAAGCGTCAGTAGTTGGAAAGTCAACTAGTATCGCAGGGCAAAAGCGCAGGTAAACGCAGTGACGGCCGACGAAATTCGTCGGCCGTCACTCTCTAGGGTGTCGCTCGGAAGTGTCAGAATCCGGTCGGACCGGCCATGCCGGCGGCCGGCGCCGTCTGGCCGTACTGCTGCGCCTGCGCCGCGGCAATCTGCTGACGCTGTGCCTCGGGCAGGCCCGCCCACGTCTCGGGATTCCACCCGGGCGGGCACGGGATGCCGGCCGCGGCCGGCGCCGGCTGGCTCTGCGCCTGCGCGTACACCTGCTGCAGCGGCGGCGCTGCCTGCGGTACGTACGCGCTCGGCGCCTGGCTCGGCTGGCCGTAGGGCATCTGCGGCGTACCGGGCGGATACCCGTACCCCTGCGGTACCTGCGGCGGGTACTGCGCCTGCGGCGGCGGGCCGTACTGCTGTTGCGGCATGATCGGCTCGGGCGAGGGGTTGACGAACTGCCCTTGCACCCTCGACGTCCAGACGCGCGCCGCGAGCTCACGGATCGGGTCGCTCGGGTCGAGCCGCTCGATCAAGAACGGGCAGTTGCCTTGCGTGCCCTTGACGACGCGCCCGAGCACGATCTCTTTGCCGACCGAACCGACGAGCGCGCGCACGATCTCGCTGTTGCCGATGAGCAGACCCGTTGCGTAGTACGGCGTCTGCACCTTGAGCGTGCACGGAGTGCGGTTGGAGAGGTTGTCGCCGAACTGCATCTCGCCACCATCGAGCACGAGAACGTCGGCAGTGATCGTCGGCCGCGGGGGATCGGTCGGGTTCATCCCCTTGGCCGTCGGGTTGTACCCAACCGGCACGATGACGACATGCCGACCTTCGAGGTGGCGCACCTTGACCGGCGAGCCGCCCATCGCCTGCGGGTCGGCAAAGCCGGCCGCCTGTGCCTGGCTCGGCTGGCCCGCTCCGTAGGCCTGGTTGCTCGGGTAGTTCGTGTTCTGTTGCGGGTACCGCGGGGAGGGGTACTGCGCGTTCGGCTGCACTGTGTCTCTTTTCCGTTGCTGTTCGATGCGATGTGTTGCTCGGCAACAAGCGCCAGAGCTCGATAGCGTCTGGCGCCTGCGCCTCGCGTGGAGCGCCGAGGAGTCGAACCTCGGTTGGCGGTTGGAGCCCGCAACCGCCCTACCTCTCGCCCCTTGGTGCGGCCCGAGCGCCGTTGTGGCCGTACCGGGAATCGGTGCTCGGGCCCAACGGATTCTGGTAGGCCGTTGCCCTAGCCGCTAACGGCGGCCGGTCGGCGGAAGTTGCACCTGTGTGCGCTTACCGCTCTACCGTGCGCAGGCGAGGATTTGAACCCCGCTCGGGTGACATCGCTCGGTGCGCGAGTCACCCTTTCCTGCCGGAACCGGTGCAGCCCGGTCGCTCCCTGCGTACCTCGCGCCGCCGGCACGGGGGGAATGGCTTGGGCGGCGTGCTTGCCTCGGATGCGCGATGTGGATCGCGCGATCAAGTCCGCTCGAAGCGCGCACCCGAGAGCCTGTGGCCAGCCGGCGCCGAACTCACCCCGAAGCGCCGGCCGGCCAAGTCGCGAGAGTCCGTTGCGCTGGCACGGTCACGGACCGCTGAAAGGTCAACTGCGATCTCTCGTGCCATCGATCGCGCCGATCGCCCCTGCACCCCTCGGCGCGTGACGTTAACGCGGTCGCTCTCGCTGTTATGTCTCTGTGTACTTGTCAAGATCGATGCTGTTCAAGAGACCCAACCGTAAGTGACTAGTCGTTGGGTTGTCAAGTACCGAACGGTTGGGAAGTTTTGCGAGCCAGACTAGCGCGAGCGCAACGGACAGGCGTACTTGACGCCACATCCGCCACAGAATGAGGACGGCCGCGGGAGGTGGATTCCCGCCCGATCGGCTGCATCCATCGCGTGCACGCGGTAGCGCAGTTCCGCCCATCCATCTGACGTGATCACCGGAACGGGGGGGCTCGTCTCGCCCTTTCGGGCATTGAAGTAGACGCCCGACCACGACTCCGGAGTATCGAGCACCGGTACGCCAGCGACGTACAGCAACGCGTACCCGTACGTGCGCAACTGCAGATCGTCGTCAGGCTTCCGCGAACCCGACTTGTCGTCGATGACGATGAGCCTGCCCGTACTGCGATGCGACCAAGCGCTGTCGATCACGCCCTTGATCGGTACGCCGTCGACGTTGAGCACGAACTCGTACTCGATGATCGGCGTACCGTCGGCCGCCCGAGCGATCACGTATTCCTTGTCCCACTCGGTACGCCAGGCGACGTAACGACGCAGCATGTCGACACCCTCGGCGAGCCACCACGTGTAACCCTCGGCGCCGCGGTTGCTGGCGCGCCACGAGTCCTGTGGCCAGTCGGGGTTCTTGGCGCACGTCTCGCTGATTTCGTGGTTGAAACACGCGAGCCAGAGTTGATCGAGATCGAAGCACGCGCCGGCCTCTTGCCACCCGACGCCGTTCGAGTTGAGCTCGGCGCCAGCGCCGGCCGCCGCGCGCTCCATCTGTTCGACCGCGGCATGGAACGCCGAGCCGCCGATCGAGGCCCATTGGGGCTGTTCGGGTACGCCGTCGCGACGCTGCAGCCGGTACTTGAGCCCGCAATCCGAGTACGAGGTGATCTGTGAGACCGAGCGATGGTCTGGCGGCGCGCAGGCCGGCGCCGCGGCGAGGCTCGCGAACGTCACCAAGGATCGACGAAAGGGGGCGGCGCCGGCAGGGGCCGGATCGGCGAACATCGAGCCTTACGTGCCGCCCGCGTATGGCAAGCCAGGCGACGCGAGATCGTAGGCGACGTCGGCCGGCTCGATGAGCGGCGGATCGACGAACAGCGACACGGGAACGGGCGCCTGCGCGAGCTCCTCGACGACGACGGCGGTAACGGTGGTCGCGCGCTGCGCCTCGTGCGCGTCGTGCTCGGCGACGGCATCGGCCAGCGCGGGCGGCAGCGGCGCGAGGGCGGCCGGCGGCATGTCGGCGTCGCCCGAGATGTACGCCGCGACGTCAGCGGCGCTCGACGCGCTCTCGGCGGCCGGCTCATACCAGCACTTACCGTCGGCCGTGCGGTGCTGGCGGTTGCCGGTCGCGACGTGATCGCTCGGTTCGGCACAGATCCACGTCTCGTCGCTCGTGCTGACGTACGTCGCGCCACAGGCCGGCGCCGGCGCCTGTTCGATCTTGGGGACCGCCGGCGGCTCGCTGTCGCCCGCAAGGCCATGCTGCCTGATCGAGGTGGCGATCGTCTCGATGACGCTGGCGGCCGTGCGGTACTCCTTGCGCGCGCTCGTGTCGGCGCGCCTGGTCGACGTCTCCAGCCGGATCGCCTCGTTGCGCAACCACGCGGCGAGCGCGTCGTACGCCGCCAGCGTCATCGAGGTCGCGCCGGCATCGTCGCAACGTGCCTCGTTCTGCAGCGCGTTGACGAGATCGGCGTTGCGCTGGCGTTCGAGGTCGATACGCTCGCGAATTTCCTGTGAGGACGGACGTGCCATGTTTCCCCTTTTCGGGTAAGTTTTCCTATCTGGACGGACATCATTTAGCGGCCAATCGGGGCACGTTCTTGTGTGCACGATTGCGCCGTTACGTGCAGGTTCATAGCAACAGATGCAGCGCATCCCATCCGCGATCGGCCGCGGGGAGGCTCTCACCACCCGTACTCGACCGGCCAGTACGCGTCGCGGCTGCAGTGCCGGCGGATATGCCCGATCACACGAGCCACCCCCGCGGCCGGTCGACGCTCGCGATCGACGCGCAATCGGGCGAGTAGCTGTTGCGTGGCGAGCCACGCGCGCTCGCCGAGCTCCTCGGCAGCGTGCGTAACGGGGCGACGCGCGTTGGCGCGCAACCGGCGCTGCGCGTCGAGCATCGATACCTCGATCTGACTCATGATCGATATCCTTCCTAGGATGCGCGCGACCTACGCAGGATGCGCGCGGCGTCGTACAGCGTGCGCTCGATCCGAGCATCGCCGAGCGCCGTGTGCCGCTCGGCCGCCGGGGGATTGATGCCGTACGCCAAGAGCAGGTCATCGAGCCCGTACGGCGGCTCGGCGCCGATCGCACCTGCGGCGTAGGACGTCACGTCGAGCAGGTGGTAATCCCAGGGCAGGCGCGTGCCGCGCGGCAGGATGCGCGTGAACATCGCACCAAGGAACGAGGCAGAGGGCCCGACGTTCGAGGCATCGAACCAAGGGTTGGCGCCAATGATGATCGCGCCCGAGAACCACCCGAGCAGCATTGCGCGGTGCACGAACTCGCGCTCGGTAATGGCGCGCTCGAACGCGTACCGCTCGGCGAACCGACCGATCTCAAGGGCGCGCGGCTCGGCCGTGTCGTACTGCAGGTCGAAATACGCGATGAACTCGCGATATTCCTCGTCACCGTGCGGCATGCGGCGGATGAAGCCGACCTCCCACGCACGGTGAATGGTGGGATCGAGACCCGTGGTCTCGACGTCGAGGAACACGAGGGGCGCAGTCTTACCGTTCATTGATGGTCGTCGCTCCTTCTATGTCGAATTTCTGGGCGAGGTTGACAATTGCCTCACCCTCGTTGCTCGGGTGCACGGTATGCGCGTTCGACCACGGTTCGACCGTGCGCATAACGATCTTGCCGAACGGGTCGACGGCCGTCACGAGGTGCGGGAGACACGAGGTGTCGACGTTGAGCACGGTGTACAACTGCGCGTCGATCTCGGAGAACACCTGCGAGTACGGCTCGACGCGGTACCACGGAACCGGCGTGATGTGGGTCATCGCTGGCCTACTGGTCGATCTCGATCGCAATCGCCGTGCCGTTGCCGTTGTACTCGATGCGCACGCCGTCTTCGACGATTTCGAGCTCGTAGGCAACAGCGCCTGGCGCACCAAGCTCGATGCGCACCGGTACGTCGGGCGCCGGCCAGAACGCGCCAGCATCGGCAAGGACGTCGAATACGTGCGCGGCGCGCTCGTCGAGCTTGAGCTTGAGCGCGGTAGCGCTGCGCAGCGCACCCTTGATCAATTCCGTGATCTGTGCGTTGGTGTACGGGCCAGAGGATGTCTCGGCAGGGGCGGGGGTCTCGCTCGGTGCAGGTGCAGACATGGCCGCGACTCTAGTTGACTTGTCAACCGCTGGTCAAGTAGTGTTCCGCCGATGGCCTGCATAAACGGGCACCGTTGACGAGATGATGATCGGGGGTCGGCGGCGTGGCGCATGCACGCAGGTACGACGAGCAGTTAGTGATCATGGCCGAGCACAAGCCTGCGACGCAGGTACGCGCCGCGGCGGCGCTGTACGGGCAGAGCGAAGCGCAGGTACTGCGCGACGCGATCGACGCAGGCCTGTCGACCGTACTGCGCAAGTACGCCAAGGACGCCGGTATGGACTCGGCGGTTGCGGCGGCCGAGCTCGTGCGGCTCGGTACCGAGATCGAGACCAAGCGCGCCGAGGTGCGCGCGAAGAAGGAGCACACCCGTGCGCGTACTCATTCGCGACAGAAGTAGCGACGGCGCCGAGCGCGTCATCGAGCTCGACACGCAAGGGCGCGACTGGCCTGCGCCCGATCTCGTGGCGCAGGCGCGCGATGCCTGGCTCTCGATGGGGTGGCCGATCGAGCGCGTCAAGATCGAGAATCCGCCCGAGCCGACCTGGCTCGTGACCGAGCAAGACGCGGTACGAGCGCGCCAGTCGGCCGACGCCTGGCAGGAGCGCGCGCTCGCTGGCGGCAAGGACACGGAGGGGCGTAAGTGGCTCGACGAGGCGCACTCGTTGCGCCCGTTGCCGGCAGACGCAACGATGCCGCTACCTGCGGTAACGGGCCAGCCGGCGCCGGGGCAGTTTCGCGCGTTCGGTGGATAGGTACTCGAACGCAAGGCGCATGATGAGAGACCCGCGGGCGGTTAGGCTCGCGGGTCTCATGTCACGGAAGGATGGGCATCCTCGAACGTGAACGATCCCGAGCGTACCAACGGGGCGCCGGTCGACAACCTCGCGGCCGCACTGGACTACATCGCGCGCGGCTGGACGGTCGTCCCCTTGCATCACATAGAGCACGGTTTATGCACCTGTGGCAACCCCGATCCTGAGCACACCCGGCGCCAAGGTGGCAAACATCCGATATACGCCAATTGGCAGTTGGCGTCGCTGCACGATGCCGGCTCGGTTGCGGCGTACTGGACGGCGCACCCGAGTGCCAACGTCGGTATCGCGACCGGGCGCGCGTCGCGCATCTGGGTACTCGACATCGATCCTGACAACGGTGGCGATGTCGCGCTGCAAGGGCTCATCGAGGCCAACGGCGCCCTGCCGCTGACCCGCAAGCATCAGACAGGCTCGGGTGGGTACCACCTCGTTTGGCGTATGCCGCCTGACTTTGAGCCGACGAACTCGCGCGGCCGGCTCCCGAGGGGGCTCGACGTCCGCGGTACCGGCGGGCAGATCGTCGCGCCGCCGAGCGAGAGCGGCAAGGGCGGGTATCTCGTCATCGCGGATGTCGAGATCGTCGACGCGCCAGCCTGGCTCTTGGATCTCATCAGACCGGCCACCTATGAACCGTCCAATGTGGTCAGAGGCAGCGTCGAAACCATTGGTACGTATGGTCCGGGTCAAGATCACCGAGTCAACGCGTACGCGTCGAAGACGATGCAGGCGCGTTGCGACGAGCTCGCTCGGGCACCCGAGGGATTGCGCAACGACACGGCGTTCCGCGTGGCCTGTCGCCTGTGGGAGCTCGTGAACGCCGGTTGGGTACCGCGGGACGGCGCACACGGGCGGTACATCGAGGCCTGCGCGGCGGCCGACGCGGCGAGCGGCGCAGGGTCGTCGTTCCCAGAGGCAGAGGCCGAGAGCGTATGGCACAAGGCCTGGCGCAAGGTCGGCGGCACGGCGGCCGTCATGCCGGACGACATGATGCACGGAGAGGTGTTCCCTTTCGGCCAGCCGGCGCCCGGGGTATCCCTGACATCGACTGGCGCGCCGGCCGGTACCGGGGAACAGGCGGGGGAGGGCTCGACGCAGGCGGGCCTGTTCGTTGATCCTGGCGCAACAGGCGCTGCAACATCGATGCAACAGGGTTTACCTGCACAAACGGGTGGCGTGCAACAGATGCAACACGCGCCGATCGAGATGTTGCGCGCTCGGTTGCGTACCGGCGCTGAGTTTGCGGCGTTACCTCCGCCGCGGCCTCTCGTGGCCGGACTGCTCGATCTCGAATCGATCGCGTACATGATCGGCAAGAGTGGCTCGTACAAGAGCTTCATTGCGCTCGATCTGGCCTGCCACGTCGCCTGCGACATGCCATGGCGCGGCCGGCGGGTACACGGCGGCACCGTGCTTTACCTGTGCGCCGAGGGGCAGTCAGGGGCGCATCTGCGCGTCGGCGCTTGGATGCGCACGCACGGCCGCCAGGACACGGGGCAACTGCTCGTGCTCGATCTGCCAGTGCAGGCGCGTGATCCTGTGATGTGGACCGCGTTCACCGAACTGTGCCGCGAGCTCGGGCCCGTTCTTGTGGTGATCGATACGCAGGCAAGGTGCTCGCTCGGGTTCGAGGAGAACTCGAACTCCGATATGTCGCTGTTCGTCGGACAGGTCGACGCGTTACGCGAGGCAACCGGCGCTTGCGTGCTGGTGATCCACCACATCGGGCGCAACGGCTCGGCCGCCCGCGGCGCGAGCGCCATCGACGGCGCGCAGGACGCCGAGCTACGCGTTGAACGGGGAGCCGTCCCGCTGTCGTGCACGGTCTCGACGGACAAAGAGAAGGACCGGCCAGACAACGTGGCCATACCGATCAAGCTCGACGTCGTTGCGATGGGCTGGAATCCACTCACGGGTGAGGACATCACGTCGCTCGTGGTCAGCGCCGACGTACCGCAGGAGCTTAACGAGCTCGAAGCGCTCGCGATCGACACCTCGACGTGGGCAGGCAAGCTCGCCGACGTAGCGGCGCGCCACTTTGCCTCGGGCAACGGCGGTACCAAGACCGAGATGTTGGCCGTTTTGCGCGAAAAGTACGGCAAGTCTGATAGATCTACAGAGTTCCGCGCTTGGCAAAAATGCCTGGAAGAGCAGGTATTCGAGCGCGTGCAGGGGCTGCAGTCGTTCCGGTACGTGCCGGTTGCCGACCGGGCAACGGGCGACACGGAACGCGTGGCGCTTGAGCGCGTCGACGCGATCGCTTAGAGATCAATAACTACAGAGCGTGATGTTGATCTGTTGCAGCATATGTTGCATCGGTGATCATCGATGCAACATTACGAACACTTTTCACAAAGTGTGATCTTGGGCAAATGCAACATGCTGCAACATGGCTGCAACATGGCTGATCAGGGGATTTAGTTTAGGCTGCAACATGCTGCAACGTTGTTTCGATCGATGACGGTCGCTGATGTTGCGTGTTGCAGCAAGGGGGGCCCCCTTTAGGGGGCCCCTGCTTGCAACACGCAACGCACCGTGCGCAACGCGGGTCAGAACGAGGACGGAAAAAGGATCATGGAACCATCGGCAGAATCAGTACAGAGAGATATAATTCGGGCAATCATCGCAAGTGATGAAGAATGGCGCGATTACTCCGCTTGCCTACGTTTCGATCCGGAATGGTGGTTTCCGGTCAGCGAGAAAGATTCCTGCATACCTGCGGCAAAAGCCGTTTGCGCGACATGCCCTGTCGCTACGCGCTGCGAACAGGCCGGCGCAGCCGAGACGTTCGGCATCTGGGCGGGTGTGCTCAAGCGAAGCGCCGAGCAACTGCGCAGCAAGCGGCGTGCTACGGCTGCACGTGACGGCGTATCGCAGGCGCGCGCCGTTGTCGCGGCACATCGGCACGAGACAGTCTCGCGACGGGAGGCTCGACGCGCCGCGGCCGCCGAGGTGGTGACGAGGCTGTACCGGCAGGGCACGTATTCGATCAAGGCGTGCGCAACGGTCGCAGGCGTAGGGACGACGATGGCGCGAACCATCCTGGCTGAGGCCGGCATCGAGATCCGCGAGCGTGGCGTTAACGCTCGATGGGCCTCGGGTCGTACGGGTGACGCGTCGTTGACTAGTAGTTGAATAACCAACTAAGGTGCGAGCGTGCTGAAACTAAGGCCATACCAGAGAGACGCGATCGACGCGATCGTGCGCGCCAGGCGCGCCGGTACGACGCGGCCGGCCGTAGTGCTTCCAACGGGTTCGGGCAAAACGGTCGTTTTCGCCCATGACGTCAAGGAGTGGCGCGAGTCCGACGAGGGGCGCGGCCGGCGCGCGCTCGTGCTGGCGCACCGTACCGAACTCATCGAACAGGCGGCCGGCAAGCTGCACAGCGTCGCGCCCGAGATGCGCATCGGCATCGTCAAGGGCGCGCGCAACCAAACGCTCGCCGACGTCGTGGTCGGTTCGGTACAGACGCTGCGAGGCGATCGGCGCCTGCGTCAGTTGATCGACGTTGGGCTCGTCGTCGTCGACGAGTGCCACCACGCGACGGCCGACTCGTATCTCAAGATTCTTGAGTCGCTCGGGTGCATGCGTGAGCGCAATCCTGTGCCGGCCGTCGGGTACACGGCGACGATGGTCCGAGGTGATGACAAGGCTCTCGGCGCCGTCTGGCAGGACGTCGTGTACACGCGCACCATCGCCGAGATGATCCGTGACGGGTTCCTCGTTCGGCCGCGGGGCATCAGGGTCAAGGTTGAGGATCTTGACTTCTCGCGCGTGCGCAAGACCAGGGGCGACTACTCCGAGCACGATCTCGGCGAGGCGCTCGAAGCGTCGATGGCTCCCGAGGCGATCGCAAAGGCCTACCTTGAGCACGCGTCGAATCGTCCTGGCATCCTGTTCGCGCCGACCGTATCGAGCGCCGCTGTCATCGCCGACGCGCTGTCGGCCGCCGGCATCTCGACTGGCCTCGTGCATGGCGAGACGCCAGTCGAGGAGCGTCGGCGCACGCTGCGCGAATTCGCAGACGGCAAGATCCAAGTCTTGGCCAACTGTATGGTCTTGACCGAGGGCTTTGATAGCCCGAATGCGTCATGTGTCGTAATCGCCCGACCGACAACACATAAGGGTCTATATATCCAGATGGTTGGCCGCGCGCTGCGGTTGTACCCCGGTAAGTCCGACGCGCTCGTGCTCGACGTCACGGGCGCCAGTCAGCGCCACGCGCTGTCGAGCGCCGTTGAGCTATTCGGCGAGGAACCCGAGCGCGCTGACGAGGATGAGTCGGGCGACGAGCTCACGGATGAGGTCGGCGACGACGAGGTATCGCTCGGCGAGGCGCTCGACGAGACCGTGTACGCGCAAGGCGAGCTCGTCTCGATCGAGGTCGATCTCTTTCATGGCAGCGAGAGCGCGTGGTTGCGCACCTACGGCGGAACGTGGTTCTTGCCGGCTGGCGAGCGCTACATCGCGATTCTGCCGGCGCCGCGAGCCGGCGCGTACGACGTCGTCGCGATGCACCGGTACCGCGTCGGCGAGTCGCGTTGGGTGGTACGTGACGTCGACGAACTCTCGTACGCCATGGCGCACGCTGAGAGCGACGTGACGCCGATCGAGCAGACGCTTGCACGCAAGGAGCGCTCCTGGCGCGCCAAGCGTCCGAGCGAGCCACAGAGGGCCCTGGCGATGCGCCTCGGGCTCGGCCCCCTCGATGGCATGTTCGCTGGCGAGGCGAGCAACCTCATCTCGCAGATGCTCGCGAGCCAGCGCATCGACGCGCGCGCCTCGATGATCCTGGCCTCGTACGCTCGGGTGTAGTTGACTAGTCGTTGACAACCCAACTAGGATTAGCTCGACACGAACAGGGCAAACGGAAGGGAAGCAATGGGGATCTTGAGCTCGCTGTTCGGCGGCGGCAAGGACAAGGACAAGGACAAGGGCGGGTACGCGCTCGGCGAACAGCGCGAGGGTCGCCGCGGCCGCGGTAAGGGCGCTTGGAAGGTCTCGCGCGAGCACGCCGAGCCCCGCAAGGCTGACGGCAAGCCGTTCGTCGAGGGCAGGGACTACGAGGGATATCACCTCGGGCGCGACCGGTCCCGCGGTAGCAAGGGGTGACGCTCGCGCCGGCGCCAGGCATCTGTGTCTCGGTCGTGACCGAGGTATGGGTGCCTGGCGCATCCAAGACCAAGGGCTCTCTCGACCACATCGGCGGCGGCCGGATGCGCGAGAACGTCGCCGGGTCGCATGCCTGGCGGCAGATGGTCGGCAAGGCTGTCGCTGCCGAGCGGGCCAGCCGCGGTCTCTACGAGCCAACCCGAGCCGCTGTCGGCGTACGCGCGCTGTTCGTCCTGCCGGTACCGGTCGGACTGGCCGATCTGGCGCCGGGTGAGCTCGTCGACCGGCCGCCGATGGATGGCCACGTAGGTGATCAAGACAAGTTGTATCGCAACGTTCTCGACGCATTACAGGATGCCGGCGCTATCCGGGATGATGTGCAAGTTTGCAAGTTACTGGGCGGCAAGGTTTACGCGATCGACACCGAGCCGGCCGGCGCTTTCGTGCAGTGCTGGGAGTTGCTCCCCTGGGAAATTCGGCAGTTGCGCAGGGTTAGGAGGTTGCTGCCGTGACTCGGATTCTGCGTGATTGGCTTGATTGGACGCTGACGCGTCAGCCGATTCTCTGGCTCATGATCGTTATTGGTATCGCTACGGTGCCTCTGCTGTGTGCGGAGTGGTTCGGGTGAGAATCATGATCACGATCGTTGGATACCTCGCCCTGTGGGTGATGACGCTGTTGGCCGTCGTGGCGGCTCGCTCGCTGCACGGTGGCGATGCGGTTGCCATCACGCTGCCGTGCGGCTCGCTCGTTATGCAGTGGACGGCCGTCACGATGCGGAGGTGTCGCCGTGTCCGATAACCCGATCTTGGTACGCAAGATCTGCGGTCGATGGATCATGCGCTGTCGCGCCAAGGTGGCGGGCTACGCGTGCAGCAACTGGCCGATGATCGACAACTACGCGACGCCAGGCGAGGCGGCCGACGCTGGCCGGCGGCATCTCGTCGAGGTGCGGCATGGCTGACCGGGTGTCGTACCCGTTCGGGACCTTCTACCCCTGGGGCCCGCCCGATGCGCAGTACCAACGAGAGCGCGCCGTGCGGGCCCCTGGCGCCGACGCTGACGTATCGGATGGCCAGCCGGCGCCCGTTGTCCTCGTCGGCGCCTGCGCGCCGTCTGGCGAGCAACTGCCGCGAGGGTGCGGCGCGCTCATCCGCTCGGCGCAGATGGCCGGCTGGCGCGTGCGCGCTACCTACGCGCTCGCCGAGGTCGCTGCGCATCGGCACTACCTCGCCGCGCCGAGCAGGGTTGACGGCGCGCGCTGGCGCGACATCGCTGCCGAGCTCGTCGAGACGCTCGCTGTGCGTCTCGCCTCGCCGCGGGCCCGCGGCTTCATCCTCTGGCGTAACCGGTCGTTCGAGTGCGCCTGGCTCATCGTCGACGGTCAGATGCGTCGTTTCGGCGCCCGAGAGATCGGCCCGTTCGTGCGGTCCATTACGGTTGATCCGTCAACTACCGCACAGTGATCGGGAGGTGCCGTCCGTGGCGCGCCGCCTATCTGACGAGCAACGCGAGGCGATCATCGCCGACCTGCGTGCGACCGCCGGCACGATCGAGGGGGCGTATCGCAGGGTCGCCGAACGGTGCGGCGTCTCAAACGGCATCGTCGCGAAAATCGCGCAGGAGTGCGGGGTTAACACGTGTACGCGTTCACGTGATCGTACAGAGGCTGCCACGCGCGCAAAGGTGGCCGACAACGCCGCACGTCGCGCCGACCTTGCGGCGTTGCTGCTTGATCGAGCACTCGAAGCGTTGGCCGACATGAGCGAGCCGGCGCTCGTGTACAACTTCGGCGGCAAGGACAACACGTACGCCGAGAAACTGCTCTCGCGCCCTGACTTTGGTGGGCGGCTCAACCTCATGAGAACCGCGGCGCAGGCGATCGCGTCGCACAAGGTGCTCGATCAGTACGACAGCGACGCGGCGCAGGCGAGCGCGATGGATGCCTGGCTCAAGGTGGTTGCCAGCGGCGGCAAGATCGTCGATGACGATGGCGCTTGAGCCGCTGACCGGCAAGGGGCTTGAGTCGTACCGGCGCTCGACGGCCGCCGGCAACCTCTGGGAGGGCGCCGTACGTAGTGCCAAGACAGTGAGCTCGACTGTCGCGTGGATGGACTACGTACGGCACGGGCCACAGGGCGAACTGCTCATGATCGGCAAGACAGAGCGCACGCTCAAGCGCAACGTGATCGATCCGATGATCAGCTACCTTGGCCCGCGGCGCTGCAAGTACATCGCTGGCGCTGGCGAGGTACGTATGCTCGGGCGGCGCATCTACGTCGCAGGCGCCAACGATGAGCGCTCGGCTGACAAGGTGCAGGGGATGACGCTTGCCGGCTGGTATGGCGACGAGCTCTCGACGTGGCCCAAAGCGGTGTTCGATATGGCGCGCACGCGGCTATCAGTGCCAGGTGCGCAATGGTTCGGTACGAGCAATCCCGCGTCGCCTGCGCACTTTCTGATGACGGACATAATCGACCGCGCGAAACTGCATCTGCAGCGGGACGGCTCGATAGTCAGGCGGCGCGACAATGACGCGCTTGATGCGCACGTGTTCTCGTTCACTCTCGATGACAATCCTTGGCTATCGCCGACATTCGTTGCCAACCTGAAGAAACAATTCTTTGGCCTGTTCTATCGGCGATACATAAACGGTGAATGGGTGCAGGCTGCCGGCGCTGTGTACGACATGTTTGACCCTGCCCTGCACGTGATCAAGCCAGAGCAGGTGCCGCCGATTCGTCGATGGATCGCCGCCGGCATCGATCACGGCACGCGCAACCCAACGCACGCGGTGTTGATCGGGCTCGCCAAGGACATCAATTGGACGCGTGGTGATCCTGGCGAGGCGGCGCTGTACGTCACGAGCGAGTGGCGTTACGACTCGCGCCAGGCGCGCCAGTCGCTGTCAGATCGACAGCAGAGCGAGCGCCTGCGCGCCTGGCTCAAGGGCGCCGAGTGCGCGCCTGGCGTCCGTGGCGTGCAGCCCGAGTACACCTGCGTCGACCCGAGCGCCGCCGGCCTGCGCGTCCAAATGTGGCACGACGGACTCGGCACGACAGCGGCCGACAACGACGTGCTTGCCGGCATCGGCACCAACGCGTCGCTGTTCGCGCAGCGCAAGATCTACATCTCGACGCGAGCGCCAGAGTTGATCAAGGAACTGCCGTCGTACGCGTGGGATGACAACGCGGGCAAGCTCGGAATCGACAAGGTGATCAAGACTGGCGATCACGGGTGCGATGCCTTGCGGTACGGCGATCACACGACCAAGCCGATCTGGCACGATGACGTCTATGGGTTTGCGGCAGCGTAGGGAGCGGTAATGCCTATCGCATACGGCGACATCGATTGGCCACCCGCGTACTGTCGCGAGCCCAACCGCCTGCATCGCGAGTATCGGGCCTGGTATTCGGGCGATCCACAACGCTTGGTCGATATCTACGGCGGCGGCACGACCGGCGCAGGTGTAGCGATCCCCTCGCTCGTCGATCACCCGTCGCAGTTCCGCGGCGGCATCGCTGGCGCGATCGCTCGATTCTGGTGGGGGCGGCCGATCAACGCCACGCAGAACACGACGCGGCTGCACGTGCCGGCGCCGGCCGACGTCTCGTCGTTCTCGTCTGATCTGCTCTATCAAGATCCACTCAACTACTCCTTGCCCGAGGACGCGAGCGACGCGGCCGACGCGCGCCTGTCGACGATCATCGACAGCGGCTCGCTGCACGCCCGGTTGCTTGAGCTCGGCGAGACGACGTCGTACAGCGGCGGCGGATACCTCGTCGCCTACGTCGATGACGTCGTGGCCAAGGTGCCGCTGACCGCGGTCTACTCGCAGGGCAACGCCGTACCCGAGTGGCGCAACGGGTACCTGCGCGCCGTGACGTTCTGGCGCTGCCTCGACGACGGCACGGGCGACGGCAACACGGTCTGGCGCCACCTTGAGCGCCACGAACCAGGCGTTGTGTACCACGCGCTCTACAAGGGCACGCCGAGCCGGCTCGGCACCGTGCAGCCGCTACAGGACAGACCCGAGACTGCCGACCTCGCGACGCGCGTCGACGAGAGCGGTGCGTTGCCGACCGGCGTGCCGATGCTCGACGTCAACTACATACCCAACATGCTGCCCAATCGGGCAATGGAGGGTTCACCGCTCGGCAATAGCGACTATGACCAGGCAACGCCGCTGTTCGACGCGCTCGACGAGACATGGGCCTCTTGGATGCGCGACATCCGCATGGCCAAGGCGCGCCTCGTCGTGCCGCGCGGCTACCTGCAGTCGATGGGCCCTGGCCAGGGCGCCTCGTTCGACATGGAACAGGAGGTATTCACCGCGGTCAACACGCTTGGCGGGCAGGACAAGGCCATGCAACTCGAACAAGTGCAGTTCGATATCAGGGTTGAGCAGCACGAGCGCACCGCGGCGGCACAGTGGCGAATGATCATGCGCCATGTCGGACTGTCGCAAGGCGCGTTCGGCGAGGAGTCCGACGGCGGCGGCGCGGCGACGGCCAAAGAGATCGGGCAGCGAGGCGAGCGGACAGGGCGTACGCGTAACCGCAAGATCCTTTACGCGCGCCCTGGCATCACTGCTCACGTGAGCGTGCTGCAGGCGCTCGACGTGGCTCACTTCGCGCCGACCGGCGGCGTACCGGTCATGCCAGTGAGTGTCGACTGGCCGGCCGAGATGCCCGATCTCGAAACGATGGGTCGCACGCTGCAGTTGCTCGACGCCGCGGCGGCCGTATCAACCAAGATCAAGGTTGCGATGCTGCACCCGAGGTGGTCAGAGTCGCAGGTCGACGACGAGGTTACCGCCATCGACGCGAGCAAGGCCGTGCCGAGCATGCCCGATCCGGGTACGTTCACGGGTGCGTGATCATGCCGGCGGATCGTGAGCTCGCAGAGGATCTCGCGCAGCGCCTCGGCGCGCTGTACGGCGATCTCGAACAGCGGCTCGCGCGCGGCATGGCGGTACGGCTGGCCAGCGGCATGGAAGCGCCGCAATGGGCGGCCGACAAACTCGCGGCCGTTGGGCAGTTGCGTCGCTGGGTAGAGACGCTGCTTGCCCGCCTCGATGGACCGATGCGCGCCGAGGTGGCGCAGGCGCTCGTGCTGGCGTACGCGCGAGGTGGTGACGCGGCGCTCGGCGAGCTCGCGCGCCTGCAGTCGACGCACCCGGAATGGTTGCGCCTGGCGCAGGTGTCCGCCCCCAACGATGCGCTACGAGCGGCCATCGCTCGACGTGGCCTCGACATCGCCTCGCGACTGCGCGCCGTCGAGCGCGCCCTACCGGGTGGCCATGCACTGCAGCGCCTCGTGTGGTCGCTCACGTCGCGCCTGTCGGGTACGCATCTGCCGATCTTGCGCTGGGCAGAGGATGCGTACCGCACGGTCGTAGCGCAGGGCGCCGCGCCGGGTGTGCTCGCAGGCATCGACACGCGCCGGCTGGCCAGTCAGCGTGCCTGGAATCAGCTACTGACCCGCGGTATCACGGGGTTCACGGACGCGGCCGGCCGCCGATGGAACCTCGCCTCGTACGTCGAGATGTCGACGCGTACGAGCGTGGCGCAAGCGGCCGTCGAGGGGCATCTCGATCGACTTAGTTCGATCGGTCTCGATCTCGTCATCGTCAGCGACGCACCGCAGGAGTGCAAGCGCTGCCGCCCCTGGGAGGGCAAGGTGCTGACTCGCGGCGGCTCGGCCGGCGGCGGCAAGCGGACGGTTGTCATCGATGATCCGTTGCACGCCGGGCGTACGGTTGCCGTCGAGGTGGCTGGCTCGATCGACGATGCGATTGCCGCCGGCCTGATGCACCCGAACTGCCGGCACTCGATCAACGCCTACGTGCACGGTGTGACGCGCATTCCCACCAATACGCAGGATCCCGAGGGGGACAAGGCGAGGCAGCGCCTGCGCGCGCTTGAGCGCCGTGTGCGCGCCCTGAAACTGCGCCAGGCCGGCGCCCTGACTCCTGCGAGCGCGCGCGAGATCGGCGCCGAGGTGCGCAACGCGCAGGCGCAGATACGCGAGCACGTTGCCGCGACCGAGCATCTCGGTATCAGGCGCAAGCCCGAGCGTGAGCGACTCAACCTCGGCAATGTGCGCCAGTAGGCGCGCCGGCCATGATTCGTCGAGCGCTATTCTGTTGACGACTCAAGTACGGCCATCTGTGGTGGCCAGAGCCAGAGATCCCCGGAGGACTCAAAATGCCCGATCCGATCACGCCGGAACCCACGCCGACGCCTGGCGCGCCGACCCCCGTTCCCGCTCCCGTTCCGACGCCGCCAGCGCCAACCGGCCAGCCGGCGCCGGCACCGTTCGACGTCAAGAGCCTGCCGCCCGAGGCGCAGGCGTGGGTACGCGAACAGATTGCCGCCGCTGACCAGAAAGCGCGCACGCAGAGCAAGGCCAATGCCGCCAAGGAAGCGACCGAGAGCACGCTCTCGAAAATCGCGCAGGCGCTCGGGCTGGCTCCCGATGCGACCAAGGACCCTGACGCGCTGGCCAAGCAGTTGCGCGAGGCGCAGAGCGAGGCGCGTGCGCTGCACGTAGATACCGCCATCGAAAAGGCGGCACGCAAGGCCGGAGGGGATGAGGATCTCGTCTCGGCATGGCTGGCCAAGCACGCGCGTACGGCGCTCAAGGAGCTTGACCCGAACGACGCAGGATTCCGCAAGGCCGTTGACGATCTTGTCGTCAAGGCCATCGAGGAGCACCCCCGCCTGAAAGCCGAGTCGGCAGGACCGGCGCCGGCCGCCCGCGGCGGCGCGACCTCAACGGCGATGGCTGGCGCAGGTGCCGCCGCGGCGCAGGACGGCGCGGCAACCGGCGGGCCCGACTGGGAGAACATGTCCGTCGAGGACATGCGTAAGGCTCTGTACTCACGGAAGTAAGCGCCGGTCGATGCGATCGCACGGCCGGCAGGACAGGAGATTAGGGGATCATGGCAATCCTGACGCTGACCACGATCGCGCGCGCTGCGCTCGCGACGCTGTTTGAGAACAGCATGATGCTGTCGCTCGTCTCGCGCGATTGGGAGAACGAGTTCGCGCCCGGTAAGGGTGCGACCGTCCGTGTCCGCAAGCCGACCCTGTTCGTGGCCGACGAGTTCGACGGAACGATCAACGAGCAGAGCGTGACCGAGACCTACGTCGATGTGACGCTCGGGCACCACGCGGACGTGTCGGTCGCGCTGACCTCGCGCGAGATGACGCTCGAACTGACCGACATTCAGACGCAGGTGCTGACACCGGCTCTCGAAGCGATCTGCAAGAAGATCGACCAGGATCTGTTGGCGCTGCGCGACGACGTGACCAACGTCGCCGGTGACGGCAGTTGGAAGCCAACGGGCGTCACGCGCGACGCGTACGACCTGTACGACCCCAAGGCCATGCTCGACGCGGGTGTGCGCCTGGCGGCCGCCAAGGTGCCGTTGAGCAACCGCATCATCGTCGTCGACGCGACGACGGCGGGCGAGTGGCTCGGCAACACGCTGTTCTCGAACAACCCCGCGGCCGTCGGTACCGACGTCGCGACCGAGGCGCTCCTCAACGCGTCGCTCGGGCAGCGCCGGTACGGGTTCGCGCCCTACCAGGCCGACAACATCACGGATGGGCTCGGCGTCGCATTCCACAAGACGGCGTTCACGCTGGCCACCCGTCCGCTCGAACTGCCGGACGGCGTGCCGGCCGACAGCAAGGCGATCGTGAACTACAAGGGCGTCGGCATCCGCGTCGTCAAGGCGTACAACATCAGCACCAAGAAGACGATCATCTCGTTCGACATCCTGTACGGGTGCAAGACCATGGCCGCTGACCGGGCGTGCCTGATCGGCGTCTCGTCGGACTCGTCGGGTAGCTGATAGTGCAGGCGCGAGCGCCTCGGATCATGGCGATCCGAGGCGCTCGCGTACTTGACCACTCATTGACAACCCAACTACGATGCGGCCGTGACTACCAACGGAACGAGGAGCAAGCCTCCCCTTATCGTCATGATCGTGGCGCTCGCGATCGGTGCGCTCTGCTGTGTCGGCGCCGTCGTCAACCTCACCAACGGCGCGGCCAACGCTGCCAAGGATCTTCCGACTACGGCGCCGGCATCGAGTGACGTGCTGACGAGCGCGCAGGAGTCGTACCTCGCGCAGGTGGTACCGCTCGTACCCGGGCGCACGTACCGCACCTTGCTCGACGACGCGGCGAACACGTGCGCCGACATCCGCGACACGGCCGCGGGCAGGCTCGCGCCACAGACGCTCGTCTCGCGCGTCACTGCGCGGTACGCCGTCAAGACCGTAGGCCAGGCAACGACCATCGTGCAGGCCATCGAGCAGTCAGGGGTGTGCGCGTGATGCTCGGGTCTCGGATCTCCCGCCTGTTTGGGCGACGCGCCAGCGAGGCACAGACGGCGCTCGCGCCGGCCGCCACCGTGCGCGTCAGGCGCCCGAAAGCGCGCCGCAAGGTGCGCGCCCTGCCAACCGGGCCCGTGCGGCACAAGGTGGCGTTGCGATTCATCGCCCGCGGCATCGATCCGCGGCGCCTGCCCGTCACGAACATGGTGGCCATCGCGCGCCGCGGCCCCCGGCCGTTGCCGGCGCGCATGCCGCTCGTGCAGGCGTCGCCGATGCCGACCTCGCGGCGCGCGATCATCTACGAGCGACAGGGCTCGATCGACATCACGCCACGCCAGAGGCGGCGCCTGATCCACAAGCGCAACGCCGCCAAGCGCCGCGGCGTCACCCTGTGACCGTTGCCGCATCCCCGTTCCGGGGCATCATCGACATCCGGCCGTACCCGTCGACGCATCTCACGACGGCGCGGTGGATCGCCGAGGTTGCCCCGGAACGCGTGTCGCTGGCCAGCCTGACGCTGACGCAACGGCATCTGCGCGTCGGCGGCCTGTTCGGCGTCGTGAATGAACACAGCGCCGCCGACCCGATCCCGCATGCCGTAGCTTGGGGCGACGATCTCTACCTCGAAGACGGACACCATCGGGTTGTCCGAGCCGCTCTGCTTGGCGAGACGTCGATGATGATCAGGGTTTGGCGAGCGCGCGCACGGGAGGGCTCGAAGTGACGGGCGACATCGATTGGGTGATCGCGGTACGCCAGGGTGACGACAACGACGAGTTGCGGTACGCGATTCGCAGCGTGAGAGCCAACGTAAGCGGCGTTCGAGACATCGTCATTGCGGGGTACCGGCCGGCCTGGCTCGACGGCGTACGGCATATCTCGGTGCCACAGGACGGCAACAAGTTCGCCAACGTCGTACGCGTCTGGCGCTCGGTCGCCGAGCATCCCGAGATCTCGGATCGGTTCGTGTTCGCCAATGACGACGAGTTCGTGATGCGGTCGATCCACGTAACCGAGGCGACGCCGCGCGACCGCGGCAAGCTCGATCTGCACATTCGTCGACTGACTGCGATAGGTCACAACAGCGCTTGGCGCCGCCGGCTCGAATCGACGCTCGAACTGCTGCGCACCCTCGACGCTGGCTCGCCGCTGTCCTGTGCGCTGCATATCCCGATGCTCGTCGAGCGAGCCAGCCTGGCGCAGGTGTACCGCAGACTCGGCGAGAAGATGATCGGGCGCGATCCGATGACGATATGGGTAGCGCTGGCCGGCATCGGCTCGACGCGCGTACCGCATGACGTCAAGATCGTAGGGCGATCGAGCGACCCCGGTACCGAGTACGACTGGCGCGAGTGGCAGTGGTTGAGCACCTCTGACGCGTCGTTCCGGAACCATCCCGTTGGGCAGTACATTCGCGAGAGCTTCCCCGTGCCGAGCGAGCACGAGGCAGATGCGCCAGGCCACGTGCCGGCGGCAGTGAGGATGACGGATATGGGCTACACGTACCGAAACGATCACACGAACGACACCGTGACGTACCCCGAGCGCAACGCGCGGCTCGATCGCCTGCGCAACTGGCGCTTGATCAGCGAGCCGCCGGCGGCTCCCGAGATCAAGATGCCCGAACCGCAGGCGCCGGCCATGCGCACCTGGCTCAACTACCGCGGCGGCACGTTCGAGGCACCCGAGGACGCGACGATGTACGACGGCGCGCTGACGCACAAGGTGCTCACTCCGGAGGACCCAACGGTCGGCCTCGTGCAGGCGCTGACGCTGTGCGGCGGCCGAGCCTGCCCAACCAAACTGCGCCAGATGCCGGCGCCGACCGAGCATGCATCGGTCACCTGTCCGAACTGCCTGAAAGCGATGGCCGGCATCCCGGACGACTGGGAGATGCCGGCCAAGAACGACGCCAGGCCCGAGCCCGAGACGTTCGACTGATGAATGCGCACGGCTGGCTCTGGCACGTATTCAACGATCCGATGCGCGACAATCCGTGGTCGATGCTGGCGCTCCTGCTCATCTTGGCCGCGGCCGGTACGGCACTCTGGCAGTTTGAGGCCTGGCGCGATCGGCGCCGCTGGCGCAAGGGGAGAATCGCGCCATGACGACAGTGCACGCGACGGCAGCCGATTGGGCTACGTACATCGGCGGTACGCCGCCGGCCAACCTCACGCAGTTGCTGCGTCGCGCTTCGCTCGACGTCGACGGCGAGCTCTTGACGGCGATGTACGACGATCTCGACGAGGGCATTGCCGAGGTGCTCGCCGAGGCGACGTGCGAACAGGCGGCGCATCTCAAGTCACAAGGCGCCGCCGACGGGCTGTCGAGTGGGTACTCGAACGTCTCGATCGGCAGCGTTTCGCTCGCGCGGCGTCCGGGCGACGACGCCACCCGCGGCACGTTCTCAAGCCGCGCGTTTCAGATACTGCAGACGGCCGGCCTGACTGGCGTTGCGCCGTACACGGGCTGAGAGGCGGCGTTGTGGATATCCCAACCGAACTGCTGCAGCACGAGATCGCCATCGAGCCGTACCTCGGCGCCGCAGGGGATGGCTCGGAAGCGTTCGGGCCTCTCGTGCGCGTCGCTGCGTTCGTCGACGAGAAGGTGCGCAAGGTGCTCTCGACGGCCACGGGCGAGGCGGTAGTCAGCGACGCGACCGCGTACACAGCGCTCGACACGGTGTGTCCTGCGTCCTCGCGCGTTACGCTGCCGAGCGGCCGGCGGACCCGCGTCATCGCTGCGTTGCGGCGCGATGGGGGCGATCTGCCCGTACCGAGCCACCTTGAGATCGTCTGCGGAGGGGATACGTAGGGATGGGCAATGAGACTGAGCGACCGAGCGTCGAGAGCGACACGATGCCATGGACGCGAGCCGGCCTGGCGGTCGAGTTCGCCGACCGACACCCGGCGACCACCGCCCTGATCAAGCATTTCGCGTACGCGCATCTGCCGGCCGGACTGCAGGTGGTCTCGGCGCAGTGTTGCGCGCTGGCTGTGCAGATGGTCGGCATCCTGCCGGACGGCGCCGAGCTCTCGGCCGGCCTGCGCAAGCTCCTCGAAGCCAAGGACTGTTTCGTGCGGGCGGCACTCGACTGATCGGCGCGGCGCACAGAAAAGCTCGAGAATTTCCTACCGAACTACTAGGAAATTCTCGAGCTTTTTGCGATGGGATACTCGATCTGTGAATGGTGCGCGATGCAGTTGCGGGCAGGAGTGGATCTGGCGTCGCGAGCAGAACTGGCACGACGGAACCGGGCACATCGTTCTGCGGTACCGGCACGCGCTCGCCGTCTGCCCGCGTTGCGATCTCGACGCGGCCAACGAGACCAAGACTCATCGGCGATGGAACCGACCTCGTGAGGCGACGCCATGACGGGCCCGGGGTACACGATCGAGTGGCATGGCGCGCAGGTTGCCAACGAGATCAAGCGGGCAGAGGCGCGCGGTCTGGCGCTCTGGGCAGAGGCGGTGCTGACCGAGAGCAACGCGCACGTGCCAATCGACGAGGCGACGCTCGAACGCTCTGGCGTGGCGCAGGTCGATGGTGACGAGTCCGAGGGTGCGGTGTCTTACGACACGCCGTACGCCGTACGCCAGCACGAGGAGCTCGACTATCGGCATGCGCCCGGACGCACGGCCAAGTACCTCGAAAACGCGCTCAACTCGACGCGCGACAGCGGGCCCGAGCTCGTCGCGACCGAGATACGACGCGCGACCGGCGGCCGGTAGCCTGACGGCATGGCTGCAGGGCTCGAAACGCTCGTACTGACCGGCATCGCCGAGATCCTTGCCGCCGCACGGGTTGGCTCTTGGGATGCGTCGCACGCGCCGGCCGTCGACACGGACGTGCCAGTCATCACGCGCGGCCGGCTCCCGAGCAAGCCCGATCGGGCGATCGCTCTCGCGGACTACCCGGTCGCGTCCGATGCCTGGCTCGGCGACTGCATCATCGGCGTGCAGGTGCGAGTGCGCGGCACGACGGCGCCCGACGTTGCTCGCGACCTCATGAGCGCGTGCAATGCGGCGCTGGCCGGCCTGACGCATGTCATGCTCGCGGCCGACGTTTGGGCCAGTCAGATCGTCTGGAATTCCGGTACCGACCTCGGGCCCGACGAGGCCGGTCGTCACGAGCGCGTCGCCAATTGGTACGTGCATACCGCGAGATCGGGCGCGCGCCTCGACGGATAGCCTTACGGTCATGGCCTATACCGCTCTGACCGTGCTTACGGCCGATCGCGACGGCATATCGATCGCCGATGCTGCGCTGACCGATGCGGTTGCCGGCGGGCACAAGTTCGTCAACGACGGACAGACCGTGCTGTA